TAGAATCCTCGACTGCGGTAACAGTGTTAGCCGCTTGCTGCTGCTCTTGCCAAGTAAAAGACGGTTTTATGGCCTGTTTCCGTACCGTCGAAACCGCCCCCAAAAATTTAGCGCGGACTCGAGCATCAGGCAACGCTTTGGCTGAAATATCGGCGAGCTCCTGCAACATCGTCTGCACCGCGTTAGGGTACGCTTTAGGATTCGAAGCGTAAGCCGTCTCAAGATCGGCCATCTGGGATTGAGCTGACAACGAGTAAGAGATAAGCGCATTGTCCGCTATAGCGTCTGTCTGAGCTTCTTCACGGGCTTTGAGCTTCGCGATCTCGTTCTTACGTATGGGCTCTACAAGCTCGTCCTGGACCGCTCCGATCGCGAGTGCACCGCTCTCGTCGCGCTGTGCTCCCCCTACATAAGAGGACGCGAACTGTTTTCTCTGGTACTGAGGTATTGAACCCATATTATCCTGCCCACCCTTTCGCGTCAGCATACGAGTATATCTTCCGGCCAGCCTGGGCAAAGCCTCCTATAAGAGATGCCCGGCCGCGCCCGCGCTGTATCCGAGAAGTCTGGCGCCCATACTCCACAATCGCAGCTCCACGCGCACGCTTGGCGCCCGCTTCAGCAGCGGCCCACTTTTTCGTCTGGGCGATAGTCACGATCGCAGAGCCGCCGTATTCTACGCCGCTGCCGATATACATCATTTTTTGCTTTTTCGCAAACCGATTACCGTCGTCTTCGATGCGCTTGGCTTCTCTGCCGGCTTCGAACTGCTGCATCTGAGCGTACGACTGCGTGGTTTCGGCTTGCACTCTATAGGCCGCATTTTGCTGCACACCCTGGTATATGCTCATCCCGGCGCCAATAGCCGTCGAGGCTATCGCCGCGGTTGCAGCTAATGCTCCCATGTAAACCTCCGGCTCCACAATCGATAGTCTTCTTTAAATTGAGTGTATTCCGTTAAAGTACCTTCGCACTCAAACCCCATAAATGTCATCCACGCATCGTGTAAACTGTCAGCGGGTGAATACGTCTGAACACGATGCGCTTTCAGCTTTTTCGTGTACGTCGTAACAAAATCTTTAAGCGTTCGAACATACTCAATCTTGTGGTGCGAGATATGAATAGACGGTATCTGCCAGATCTCAAACACCCCGGTCCATAGTGGTATCCAACCTATGCACGTTATGATCCGGCCATCTTCCATCAGCGTAAACGCATGGCCCAACGCCGAGTAGTGGTCAAGAACTGCCTGGGGCAAATACGGGTATACCTTTTCCCATTCATACGGACGCATGTCCATGATCTTTAAGTGCTCTGAATGGAAGGGTACGATTTTCATCGTTCAGTCACATCCGTAAATGGTATTATCGCTTGCACCGTGCAAGGAAGCGGCTCGTCCTGGATGATATCGATAAATTTCTCCAGACCATACCCGTCGGATATCCGGATCTCCGCCATACCGGAATAAAGCGGCGGAGGCTGGCCGGTACGATCATTCGTTGTTCGGAAGATAATCTGCTCCATCCGGTAAGGGTCTGTCCCAAACTTAGCTCCGAGAGTGTGGCGAAATAGCACTCCCACTTTATTCACCGTCGACGTCATAGCCATTGAAGAGCCGGAAACACTCCGCGATTCAAGAGGCATCGTCCGGAGCCATCCCCGGTAAGCCGACCCAACATGCACCATTGTCGCCGAAGAGTTCAATGTAATGGCCCCATCAACAACTGTCTGGACCGGATGAGTGGCGCCGTCTACGACTACGGCTACTTCTTCTCCGTCAAGGTGATCTAAGCCTGTTATCGTAGTCACCGTCAAAAACCACTCGTCCGCACTCATAGCGTCGACACTGTCAAAGTCTTCTAAGATCTTACAAGTCACTTCAACCGTAGAGACATACGCCGTGATCTCCGCCACGCCGGATTCAAAACCCGTAATGTATTTTTTCACGATACGACGCCCGACATCCGTGGCCGCAAAAAGAGGGGTGGCCGCAGTGAAGGCGATCCCGGTACCCGTAACCGCCCCGGGGGTAACAGCGATCGCTTGAGACGTGTCCAAAGTCAACGCTGAATCAACCTTTACAAATTGTTTCGATGTCTCGTACTGCACTTTTTCAAAAGCGTCTTTGTCAGCGTCTTCGTCGTCAGTATAAAAATCTTCGAGCTCTGGCAATACTGGATCGGCAGAGAAATACTCGATGTACTTTCGGGTAACACTATTGATAGACCGTTCGACGACGAGCCAAAGGTTATCTGAGTTATCCGACTGCGGTTCTCCGCAAATACTCTGTACTTTAACCTCCGTCCCGCCCAAATAATGCGAGTGCCAGGTGGCAATCTTCTCTTGTTCTTTCGTCGATATGCCTAAGAGCGCTCCATCAGAACGTATAGCCCAAAGAATATTTAGGCGCCCCTGCTGTAAAGCGAGTTGCGTTATGCCTGGGTATGTCAACTCGTCAGACAGCACATTAAGATCTTCCGACGAAAAACTGTCTTCGAGCACACTATACGCGAAACGGTTAAGGACCAGACCCCCGCGCTGAACATAAAATATGCTCGTACCGATACGAACCGGGAGCATATACTGGGCTCCATAAAAGTCTACTGGCTGGACTGTCACTGCTGTCCCGGAGATCGGCGCGGCTTCAGTTGCACCATACGCCTTATATACTGCGCCGTAAGTACCTATAGCCAGAAACTTATTCGTTCCGGCAAACCAGTGAATCCGGTCAGCAGTATTATTCTGAGAAGCGATAGGGAATATAACCGCGTCGTCTTCGTTCGAGCCAACCGTAAAATCATCGAAGCGAGATACACCGTCGTCGTCTGGCGCACGACTGCCAAAGAACGTCTCCGGATCGTCGTCGGTACCACCGTAAAAAAGACGGCCGCCGTAGAAAGCTACAGCACCGGGCATGTTACCCTGTTTGAAGAGGTACCCACCGGAAGAGTAGGCGCCATACCCGGTGCTGTTTATGTCGACCCCAGACGTAGGGTCTTTCAGAGAGATAGTGTCAGCAGTAAGCGTCACTACCGCATAGGTATTACCGTTAAGCTCAGTCATACCCACCACACCATAGATCTCGATTACATCTTCTGTTTCAAGCCCGTGTGCCACAGCAGTGACCACGCAAGGGTTAGCCTGGGTGGCAGCAGTGGTAGCCTTCGTGAAAGGGTCACTCGTCCGAGTAAATGTCTCTATACGCCAGTCAGTTTCTCCATAACGGCGCAACTTGCGAATCTCGTAATCCTGGTGCACCAGGTACATAAGGTCAGCTTTTTGGGCGTATCTTATGCCATCGAGATCAGCTTCAGCGTACGGCGCATCGACCTCATACACACGCTCAGTAGAGCCGTCAGAGACATACGCAGTGTACGCCGTCATATCGATTGCAACGCCGTCGAGATCTTCCAAGGTATAAGTGTTGACATCAACCCAAACTACCAGAAAATACTTACCGTTAAGTTCGGTCGTCCCGACTACGTCATAAATATATATCTGATCGCCTGTTGCATAGCTGTGACCGTTCGAAGTCACCGCCCCGGTAGCGATATTGATACCGGTAATCACGTTCGGGTCTTCGGTTATTACACCCCCGTCAGTAAGTACACGCATCTTACCGTCGGAGAAAGCAAGCGCGTATGCCTGTTCATCGTTGAAAACAAAGGGGATTAAGGTAGTGGGGCCGTTGAGCCTGGTAGGAAGAACATAGTGCGAGCCCGAGCGGTACGTGTCGGGCCCTTGCACTTCACCGATAAAGTTCCTGGAGATAGACTTGCCGATCGGGTAAGACGAAAGATCTACCCGCCCGAAAAGTTTTCGGGTAAGCAACCCCCCGGCAAAGTTCAGAATGGGGTTAGTGCGTTCCATTACGCCCCCGGAATTATTTCAGGATTAGTCCGGTTAATCCATCCAGAGGCATACTGTCTGCGCGCTCCGATAAAGCGACTACGAGTGATCCGCCTTGGAGGGTTGTCCTGGCCATTAACCGCGCGAGCCTCCATTCGAGTTTCATCGAGCATCTTCTTAATACCTTGCCGCAGTGTCTCCTTACCGCTAAACGCATACGCCATAACGTACGCCAACTGCTGTGCGAGGTAATTCTTAAAAAGCTCGTCGTACTTACTCACCTGAGTCTGATCTCGGATATACCCTATATTCAGATCTGCCGACCCACCATTATCGAGCAAAATAAAACCGTCCTCGATCTGATAGTCCTCCGCCAGAAGGCTGTCGTCCACATCACTTCCGATAAACCGCAGGCGGATATAATCGTTTGGGAGAGCGTACTTATCCGCGTACCCGGTAATCGGGGCGGTAGCATTTCGGGACAAGACCGCGCGATACTTGGCAAAATTCCAAGGGTGCGCGCGTAAGACGTATCTGCGGGTAGTGTCATACCATCGGCTGCAAATAGCCTCGTCTTGAGTCTTAGGGTCACGTATGTTCGTAATAGGGGGAACTTTAAGCAGATCTAAGGCGAGGTTGCATAAGTCCACCTCACTCAGTATAGAAGGCATATCGCAGACTCCTTATCCCTAAAAAGCGTACCGCCTAGCCGCTGCGCGGTAGTGGTACGCTTTTCAGGTTGTATTACAACTTTCTGCTTTACGCGGACTTGACGAATATCGCGCGCACAGCTACGGTGCCCGAACCAGTACCAACAGTATTGGCTGTCAGCGCCAGGTCGTACTCCATCTCAGGTGCCGCCTGATCGTCACCGGCCAACGAGAAGATCTGATCGCCGATAGCATCGATCGCGAGCGAAGACAGACCGTTCTGCTCTGAGCCCATCGCCTTACCACCCGAGATGTCCACGCCAGCCATAAGGATGTCGGCATCTTTCACCGCGCCGCCGTTCTCAAGCGTCTCGTAGAGCCCGAGATCGTAATCGGTAGCCCCTGTGATGGTATCACAGTTGATTTCGATCTGGACCGGGATCATGTTGCCGTTGACCTTGAAAAGACGATAGATCGAAGCATCGGTATCCGCAGCTGCGACTTCAAACTGCGTTTCCATCACGACAACCTCACCGCCCCGGTTGAAAACATTCTTGGTGTCCTCTGAAACATATCCGTTAATGACTGCCATGATCGAATCCTCCGTAATTATTTGGTAGACCCCTCCGCCGTAGCGGCGAAGGGGTATATCTTTAACGCCGCTTACGTAGCGGTCGTAGTGACTTTCTGGATCCGAGTTTCGTCGGTCCTGACCGCACCGATCTCACCGAGGACCTGGATGTAGGTGCTCTCGATGTAGCCCGGGTAGTCCGGAATGACCTTAACGGAAAACTCTTTCGACATACCGTAGATCAGCCCCTGGCTCGAAGCCGAGAAACAGTCTCGAACTGCGGCTGCCACGGCTAACTGCGGGTTGTCCACCGCACTTCCGAAGCACACAATGTCCATGCCGAGGACCTGAACAACCTGGCCCTTATCGACGATGTAATTGCGGCTGAAATCACCGGAGGTGAGCTGCGTGATGTTGAAGAGCTGCGTCTCTTCCTGTTCGGAAAGCCCCAGGATAAGCCCTTCAGGCATATCTGTGCCGACTTCTTTCGAACGGAAGTTCTCCCTGATCTCAAGGAGCTTCGCGTACGTAAGACCGGCGGTCGCATTTACGGTCTGACCACCGCCACCCGCGAATGTAACCGTAGAGTCAAACCTACGACCAGTCGCCACATCGGCGAAGAGCGCGGAAATACCGATCGCATCCGCTTTCCGGTAGATCGCGTACATGCAGTCGCGAACGAGCTTGGAGCTCGGGTTCTCGAACATGCCACGCACATCCCGGTTGTCCACGATGAGCTCGACAACGATACGATCTCTCAACATTCTGCGCCGTGAGAAATCGGGGTTGACCGGGCTGATACGGGGGTTTCTCTCGTTCGCGGTTCTGGCGATCACCTGACCAGTGCCGTCGTACGACCATTCGTCGCCAGTCACAGGGACAGACGGAAAGCGACCCATAAGGCGGCTCTTGGTCTGCTGCGCTTCGACATGGAGAAGGTTGCTGAATTGGGTTATCAGTACATTGTCTATAGGTGCGGCCATCTGAGCCTCCGTTGTTTAAGAAGAACACTATCTTTTGAGAATAGCGCTCCCCGCAACAGCGGACGCCGGTGCACCACATATGGGTAGGTGCCCCCGAATATAGTGGACCCGAATGGGCTACCCGCTATATCACAGTAAATATACCTGACAAACAAACAAAAGTCAATAGCGCCACCAAAATTATTTTTTAACCTGGCGCATTTTCGTCATGATAGCGGTGTTCTGATCCATGACTTTCTGGTGATCAATATGCTTGTAATCAGAGAACGCCGGATCGCGCATAAGCGTACGCTGTTGGGCCGAAAGCGCTTCATAACTGTCTGCGCCCGACGTGCCGCCCCCCGGTCCTCCGCGGAAAGTATCCTCTTTAATATACTTACTCGCGATACCATCGAGCGCCGCGGTAAGCACTATAAGCGCATTGTTGTCGAGATTATCGACTAGCGCAAGAACCTCCGAGGGTGCGTTCTCTTGCATGAGCTTTTTAGCGTTCGCGACAACCTGATCTTTCTTGTCGCCAAAGATTTTCGATGTCGTCTTATCAAACGCGTCGTCGAGCGCTTTATTCTGCGCTAAAACTTTCTTGTGCTCCTCAAACATCAGCCTCTCAAAGCCCGCCTGGAGCTTCTGCGCCGCAAGTTTTGGAGTGCCGACTTCGTGCATCAACTTCTTCACCGCCACATCGGTTTCCGGAATACGCTTGGCGTCTTTGAGCTCATCAATGTTGACAAACTCGTAGTCTTCAGCCTTGGGCGGGACGCCTATCGCGGAATGAAAAGCTGTAATCTCTTCAGGGGTAGCTTTTTCCCCCGGGAGGATAACACCCTTTTTTCCGATAGTAGCGTCCAGGTTATCGACGAATTTAAAAAAGGATTCGGGGTCTTTGGTGTTCTGCTTGACCCACTCTTTTTCTCGGTAGGCTTCAGGGATTAACGAGGTTAACGAAGGGGGATTGCCTGCGCCCGCGGCCCCTGTTGCGCCGCCACCGGCACCGGGACCCGCCGCTCCAGTCGCGCCGCCACCGGCACCGCCACCCGCGGCTCCTGTTGCGCCGCCACCAGCGCCTCCGCCCATCAAAAACGAACCGCTTCCACCACCAGCATTACCGCCGCCATTAGGATCCGGCATTTTTGGGTACCTCCTCTTCATGTTTGAACTGAAGTTCAACAGCCATTATGACTTCCGGTGTCATAAACTGTCTAAGCCGAAGATAAACGTCTCGGCGCGCGTTATTATAAAAAGTCGCTTCAATATCGACTTTTCCCGTAGTAGTCACGACTGTGGAAGGAAGCGCAAAGCCGGTCTCGATACAGAGATAATTCAAAAGAACCCGGCCGTCCTGGGTGGACGATAACCGGGAAATCACCGAGATCATCTTGTTTTTAGCTATCTCGATCTTTTCTTTATTCAAAGCGTTTTGCTTCATACGGGCTGCCCTTGTGAAGCCGTCACGACATCTTTACCCGCACCGGCGACGTTCTTCGCGGCCTCGGATTCGGCCTTCGCTTTTTCCGCTTGCATCGCCGCAGCTTCGGCTTCTTGTTTCGATCGGATATTCGCCTCTGCAACATCACGGGCTTTTAGGATTTTCGAAGGTGCCCCACCCAGATCCCGAATAGCCTCAATGGCCTCCCCGACATCCAGGTACTCGAAAGCCTCCGGATATGCCCCGCCAAGCGCGAGCACTCCATTAATCAACTCGTTCACGCCGGCTTTCTCTGAGGAACGTAAAAGTTGCGCGGCCGGGGAAATGTATTCGATATCATAAAGGTTTTTCCCCGCTATAATCGCCTCTTGAATTTCTGGAGGGATAACAATGGGGGTAATGCCGTTCTGTTCCAGTATTTTTCTTTTCGCTTCGTCATCTTCTGTAATGCCCAATATGCCCATCTCGAAAAGGATGTTCACCGAACGCGTAATGATCGGGGTAAGCTGCTCGTTAAATATGCGCGAGTAGACCGAAGAGAGCGCATCGGAACGGATGTCGTACCGGATCTCGGCTTCACCAAGCGTCATGCGCGTCTTATTATTCAGGTCATAGAGCTTATCGATCAAGAAGTGCTGCATGATCTCGGTGCGTAGCTGCTCGATCGCCACAACTATACTCTGAAGCTCACCGACATCGAAGATAACCCC